TTTTCCCTTACCCCCGCCGAGAGATTGGAGCAAACTCGCCGAAAAGCCCGTGACCGTCTCCATGTACTCGTTGGCGGACAGTCCTGCCGTTTTATACGCCTCCGCTGCGTACTGCTGCACCGCGCCTGCGCTGCTCTTAAACAGCGTTTCAACGCCGCCGACCAACTGCTCATAATTAGCGTAATTTTTAACCGCCGACGTTGCCAGGGCAGCAACACCTGTTGCGGCAGCGCCTACTGCGGTTCCTATAGCTTTCACCGCGCCGCCAAGCCCGCTTTTTAGTTTCTCCCCGAACGTTGATGCTTGCCGCTCACCCTCGGACAGCCCAGCGTCATAGTCCGATTTGTCGAGACTGAGTTTTGCAGACAAATTAAATACGCTCATCCGCTTCACCTCGCTTTTTTAGTCCGCAACGGCGGATAATATCGTCCGCGATTTCGTCCGCCGAGCGGCGGTCAACCTTGCGGGGTTTGATGAGATCCGCGTAACGCTGCGTCAGCCTTTTGTTATCGCCCATAGCGTACAGCGCGTCTGTGATATATACACGAAAGGCGGCTCGCTCTTGCAGCTCGTGCAGAGCCGAGGGCAACGCCGCCAATATCGCGCTTCCGCGTAGTCGTGGCATACAGAGCAACGCCGACGTCACTCTTTGGGCTGTGTATGCACGAACGATTTGAAAAAATTCAAAAGGTCTTTGTCGCTGAAAATTTCCCGTATCATGCCGATAGTTTTAAACAGCGACTGTTTTGCAATTTCGTCAACAGACGTTTCGTTCAGCACAGCAAGGATGCCGTACACGTCGCTGCGGCGTTCGGAGAGCAGGATAGGCACAAGGCGGGAAAACACGTCCGCGCCGAACACCATCTGCTGAAAGCTGCTTTTAAGCGACTTTGCGGGGGTGTTCGCAAGGTCGCTGAGCGCAGTCTGCAATGTTTCGCAGGTCACGATGCCTGAAACGTAGGGTGTAATCTCGACAAAAACGTCAAGGGCTTTGTCAGTGGTAAACTCGGATATTTTCATCGCTTATACTCCTCCCGTGGGCTTGTTTGCCGCGCCTGCGTTGATGTAAACGTTAAACGGTACAACATCAGGTGTACTTATGCTTGCGTGACCGTGCAGCTCAAACGCGAACTGTCCCTTGCCTCGGTCGGTGGTCTGAATCTGGAAACCTGTCGTATTAAGCGCGTTCAGCAGCTCAATCGCAACAAACCCGCCGCCGGACTCGCTGTTATCCTGAGAGTAGTCGCCCACAAACCAAAGGGTCTTGAAATCCGACGTTGCAAGCGACATGCTCGGCGTGTATTTTTGGGTTTTGCTGGTCTCAACCGTTGACGACGTGGAAGACCCGAGCAGGATTTTACACACCTCATCGTTGATAGTCAAAAACGTACCAGACATTGTGGGGTCGTATGCCGTGATGCGCTTTAACTCCATACTGTTTTTGGGGCAGTTATCAATATCTTCGCCGAAATCCTCGTATGTGGGGTTACTTGCAAAACTGATACCGCCGCTGGTTGATGCAAGCACCTTTTCGTACGCGCCTGTGCCGGGCGTGAAGTCCGTGACAAGAATGCCTGCATTAATCTGCAAGTTTTTAAAAGTGTCGGTCGGCACTTTTGTAAATTTAGGCATGTTATACCTCCGTTATATACTCAATCGTGAAATTAAACACCTTGCGTTTTATCATATCGTCCGAGTCGTCTCCCATCGAACGCACGAACGGAGATGCGGGTTTTATCCACATTCCGCCATCATCGCAAGGAAAGATTTTTCCGCCGCGTGATATGAATTTTGCAATCTCGCGGGCTTTGGCGTTGGCGGCGTTCCAGCTCGTCGAGCGATACCATGCACACGCGGACAGCGGAACCTCCGCGCCGAAACTGTCGGTCGCAACCTCGTATGTGATATACGGAAATTGCGGTTTGTCACCGCCAGTCGGCACGGCGTCCTCCTGAAACGCTGCCAGCCCGAACCCGCTGAAAAATTCTTGAAGCACCTGTTCTTTCGTCATGCCGGCAGCGTCCATTCCTCGGCGGATACTTGCCGCATGTTTAAACGGGTACTGGGCGGCGTGGCATTATCGTCTCCGTCGCTGGTCACGCGGAAGATTTTGCCGTCCGACAGCCGCTTAAAGACCTCATGGTATTCAAGCGTGAGATTTCGTCCTGTCGTGACGGTGTATACCGCCGTAACTCCCTGCACCTGCGCAATTCGCGCTTGCATCGAGCTGTCAAGGACAATCGCAGCGTCAAACATCTCGCCTTCTGTCCATTCGGTCACCGTGCCTCCCTCGCCGTCGGAGACGCGGCGGCGGTTAAGGAATTGGCACTTTGTCATTGCATCTTGTAACAAGCTCACGGCAATTTCCTCCATGGATTCAGTCGCTTCCGGAAAACGTCACGCCATGTTAGCGGCAAGCCGTCACTGTTTGTGGCGCGAGTGTACGAGTAGCCGCCGAAGCTCTCAGAGTTAAACTCGGGAGTTTTGTCATCATCGTGGGTGTGCCGATACTCATCAATCTCGGCGGCCAAACACCTAACCTCGGCGGGTACATTCATCGGCCAGACAGAGCCGTCAAACGTTTCGTCTTTCAGCCCATACTCAGGATAAATGTACACGCCGTCGTTAAAGACAGAGCCGACAATCCGAAAATACTGCCCGTCTTGAAGGAAATCAACATCAAGAAGGCTGCCGTCGCTTATTTCGTACGTTCCCGCGTGAGCGTTGCACGCGGGGCTGAACCAGTTGTGCAGCTCCCTGCACAGCTCTGCCATTGTCTGCTCCATCGGTTACCTCCGTTCACTTGCCTGCGGGGGTGTAGGTTACAATCGCGATGCCGTCAAGGTACTCTGCCCAAAGCTTCATGCCCATGATAGCGTAGGTCTCGCCGACGGCGGTGTGGTACGCGCCCTGCGCATGGAAGCCTATCAGGTTGGTTTCGCCTTCGACGCGGTACTCAAGGCCGAGCTTTGCAAACTCGCTGTCGGAGGGGTCGATGTAGTATAAGTCGATATTCTCGACGGGACAGGCAATAACCTTGCCCTTTGCAACATCGGGCGCAGACAGAAGGAACACGGTCGAGTAGCCCATGAAGTTTTTGACATAGTTCAGGCCGAACTCGGTCTGCACGGAGATTTCAGCCGCGCCGAGATACTCGTAAAAGTCAAGCACGTTGACGAACGCTACAACGTCGGTCACGGTCTTGCGCATGGTGTTAAACTTATCCAGTACCATGCCCTTGGCGCGGGCGAGTGCCATCTGCCAAGATTTTGTCTCGGTTGCGGTCAACGTGCCGGTGTTCAGGAAAGTGAAGAAGTCTGTAAGAACGTTGCTTTGCAGTTCGTTCATGAACGCAGCATCGCTCTTTTCAACCGCAACGGCGGCGCCGTATTTCGCAACCTCTTCAAGGGTTACAGCGTGCGCGTACTTTTTAATGTCGATGTCAGCCTTAAAGGCTTCGGTGATAGTGTGTTTGCTGTAGGGTATAACAGCGCCTGCGGGTACAGCGTCAGAGGACAGGGTCACACTTGCAGTGTAGGACGCAAGGCGAGTGCCGGGCGCTTTCCTTATCGGGCGCATGATGCCGAGGATATTCCGCAGCGCTTCCCAGTTATGCGTGAAGCGCGATACGAAATCAACCTCGCGCGCTACAACGTCGGTATATACGTTGGGCAGGTTCGAGCGCGGTGCGCTCGTGGTTTCAACAGTGGTTGCCATATATCAAAATTCCTTTCAGGTTTATGCGCCGAACAATGACAAGTTTTCCGCGATAGCCTTCTGGCGTTCCGCAGTGTCTTTAATCTGCATAATCTGGTCTTTTGTCATGGTCGGCTTGGTGCCGCTGTTGGGCGGCGTTGCGGGTTTTGCTCCGTTGACCTGTGCGGTCGGGATGAAATCCGCGTTTTCCTGCTTGGCTTCGTCAATTAGGCGGTCGCGGTCTTTTGCTTTGCCGTTCTTGTCCAGCTCGACGGTGTCATAATCGGCAATGCGGAGCAGTGCAGGAATATACTTTTCCGCTATGCCAGCAGCTCGGTAAACATCGGCCAGCGCGGATTCCTTTG